ATTTGAAGAGTTAGATACTGAATTAAAGACTCAGCAAGACATGGTGTCTGACAAGCTACAAGAAATACTTAAAGAAATAGGTGCAGACAACATCAAAACAAAGCACGGCACGGTGACCCGTACTATAAAGACTCGTTATTGGACTAGCGACTGGGCGAGCATGTTCCAGTTTATAAAAGATAACGATGCTATGTACTTGATGGAGCAGCGTATTCACCAGACAAACATTAAAAAATTCTTAGAAGAAAACCCAGACCAATTGCCCATAGGGCTCAACAGTGACAGCAGATATACCGTGTCAGTCCGTAAATCCAAATAGGAGGTAGTAAAGTGATAATTGACGATGTAGTAAACGAGGGCTATGATAACCCCCTCACTGATGACCAGTGGCTAACCACTGTGGAAGTACTCGACTTGCTTAAGGTAAGCAGACAGAAGCTAGCCACTCTCAGAAATAAAGGGCTAATAAAGGCTTACCGTAAGGGACTGAGTGGAAAAAACTTATATAACAAAGCAGAGTTAGCCGATTTAATAATCCAACAAAATACAATTAGGAGCATATAAAATGTCAAATGAAATGTCTTTATTCCGTGAGTCATCAGCGGTAATCCCTGCACATCTACGTACAGGTGCTTTAGATGAACTAACTAAAAGTCTTATGGGTGGAAGTGGTGTAAACAACAAGCGCATTTCTATTAAGGGCGGCATCTTTAGAATGATCGTAGATGGTCAAGAAGTTATGAAAAACGAAGACCGCTCTATGGACTTAGTTATTATTAACGCAGCGCCTAAAACTAGCAGGACATATTATGCAGATACTTTTAAAGAAGGTGAGGTGGTACTACCGTCTTGCTGGTCTAATGATGGTGTTAAACCTGATGCTTCTTCTGAGAAAGCACAAGCAAGTGCCTGTGCAGTATGCCCGCAAAATATAGCAGGCTCTGGTCAAGGTACATCAAGAGCGTGCCGTTTTAGTCGTAGACTAGCCGTAGTGTTAGGGCAGCCAACAGAAGATAGCGATATTTACCAATTGATACTGCCAGCGCAGTCTATCTTTGGCAAAGCGGATAATGGTAAAATGCCTTTAGAAGCCTACGCTAAATTTTTAGGCGGTAATGGGCTAAGTATTTCAAGTGTAGTAACTGAAATTCGTTTTGATACTAGCTCGGCTACTCCCAAGCTGACATTCCGTGCGGTTAAACCTTTGAGCATAGAAGAAATATCTATTGCTGTAGAAAAGGGGCAAAGCCCAGCAGCGGTTCAAGCAGTGTCTAATAACCCTGGCGCAATAGATGGCCAAGCTAAAAAAGATAAAGAGTTGCCTTTTGAAAAACCTGCTGCTCCTTTATTTCGTGAGCCACAACCTGAAGAAGAAAAAGCACCTACCGTTAGAGAAAAGAAGTCAGCACCCGTAGTTAAAGACCTAGCTGACGTATTAAATCAATGGGGCGATGACGAAGACTAAAAACTTTAGTCTAGTGTAAGGGGGCGCGTAGCCCCCTTTTTTACCCTCTAATTTAAACAGGCAAGGTTATGACACGGAGAGAGTTTTTTAATAAGATGTTTGGCCCAACGGGTTACATCAATATAAGAGGTCTGTATTACGACCAGACTCGTGGATTGCCCATATCCAAATTTTTTAGCTCCCTAGATCAAGCCGATGCTTTTATAGGAGAGTTGTTAGAACAAGGCCGCGAGGTGTATTTTGGCACTCCAGCTTTTGTAGATAATACTAAACAAGCGAGCGTATCTAATATCGCTTATCACCGATCATTTTTTGTCGATATAGATTGTGGTGCAACTAAGACATACAAAACTAAAAACGAAGGAGTTAAAGCCCTGTATGAGTTTTGTACGCACGTAGAACTGCCTATACCAACATTAGTAGATTCAGGTAATGGTATCCATGCATATTGGTTTTTAACAGAAGATGTGCCTTATGACTTATGGAAACCCGTAGGTATTGGACTAAAAGAAAAAGCACAAGAGCTGGGCTTTCATGCAGATAATAGTGTTACTGGAGATGGGGCGCGTATTTTACGGGTGCCTGATACTTTCAATACTAAAGACCCACTTAAAAAGAAACCCGTATTAGTTAGAAATGCTTCAGCGCCTATATCTTTTGCAGACTTTTCAGCGAAGATACCGCCTGCTATATCGCATAATAACTTAACATCTGCTGACGAATTAACTAAAAGCTTAATGAGCAATGGCGAGCAGTCGCCTAGTAAGTTTGAAATAATCTTACGTAAAAGTCATAAGTATGTAACTAATCAAGAAAAAGTAAAAACCATTATCACTGATAAAGAGGGTAATGAAGAAGTCAGTTTTAAAAATAAAATATTTGAACGCTGCGCGGGATGCCCACAGATACTAGACGCTTATAAAAATAGAGCTACGTTAGGCGAGCCTATGTGGTGGGCAGTCCTTTCTATTGCCAAAGCATGTACAGACAGTGCTGAATACATACACATAATGTCTAAGGGGCATCCTGGGTATGACGAAGGGTTAACCGAAGCTAAAGCAGATCGCTTTAAAGGGCCACGCACTTGCTTACAATTTCAGCAGTTAGAGCCAGATGGATGCAAAGGATGTCTCCACAAAGGAAAAATTACAAGCCCTATTCAATTAGGGAAATATACAGAACTTGCTACTCCTACGGACAATGTATTAGAAGACGTAGTGCATGAAGGGTTAAAACAGAACGTAACCATGGAAGCCCCTCACACCTATCCTTATGGGTGGGCTAGACGCGCGACAGGAGGTGTCGTCAAGTTATCAATAGAGAACCAAGACGAAGAGGATGCCTCTAATGAGCAGGCGGAAGATGTTATTTATGAAAATGACCTTTGGGTTAAAAAGCGTTTAGACGATCCGCATTGCAGTGGGTCATCGGTACAGATAGTACATATTGCTTCTCAAGGACTCAATGAGCCTAAAAAGGTCATAGAGTTTATTATGCCCTTAACTGATATAGGCAAGAGAGATAGGTGCCAAGAGATATTATCTTTTCATGGTGTTTATAAGGCTATATCCCCTAGAAGCTTAGGGTTACTACAACAATATTTTATGGATTGGATTGAGATGCTGGAGAAAAAGGCGGGTAAGCCAGAACAAGCAAGGGCACAATTCGGGTGGCATGATGATAATACTAGCTTTGTTATGGGCAATCGTGAAATAGCTCAAGGTAAAGGCATACTATTTAGCCCTACTTCTGCCGTTGCAGATGAAGTAACTCCTTTGTATCAGCGCGTGGGGACACTAGAGGTATGGAAAAGTGTAGCTAACCTATATGCTAAAAAAGGTAATGAGGCTAGGGCATTTGGTTTGTTCGTTGGTTTCGGTGCGCCACTATATAACTTTTTAAACTTAGGCAGTATGACGGTGCATCTCACTAACTCAGCTTCTGGTGTGGGTAAAACAACCGTTCAGAAAATGGCGGGTAGTATTTGGGGGCATCCAGAAGATACTCTTATGCTTACCAAAGATACTATTAACGCTAAGTTTCACAGGTTCGGTATACTACGCCATTTGCCCCTACTCATAGACGAGATAACTAATATGGATCCAGACAAGTTAAGTGACTTCGTGTTTGATATATCTCAGAATAAGGGCAAAGAACGTATGTCATCTCATACCAACACCCTACGTAAAAATAAAACTTCTTGGGATACTATCGCTATAACATCAGGCAACAACAGCTTATACGATACACTTAAAAGCCACAAATCTTCTGTAGAGGGGGAAATGTACCGTATTATGGAGATAGCTATAGATGATGATGAGAGCATGACTAAGGAAGAGTCTGACGTGTGGTACGAACGTATACTGCCTGAAAACTATGGTATGGCAGGGGAAGTATATATGGAGTACGTAGTGGAGAATTTACCCGCAGTCATTGCTCGCATGGATGAGATACAACGAGCATTTGATAAACGCGCAGGATTTAAAAGCAAAGCTCGGTTTTACTCAGCATGTTGTGCAGCAGCTTTTACTGGAGCTGAAATATCTAAAAAGTTGGGTCTTCATGATATAGACATCGAGTCTGTAATGCAGTGGGGGGTGCGTACATTAGGCAATATTCAAGACACAGTAAAAGAGTGCAGCTCTGAAGATTCTATGGCAGTGCTAGGGCGGTTTTTAAATGAGCATAATAGAAATGTTATCGTTGTTAATGGGGGCAGTGTAACTATTAATGATCTCATTTTAAATGAGAGGCCTACTAAAGAAGCTATGGGGGCATTAGTTGTACGTGTTGAACCCGATAATAATCACATGTTCATAGCAAAGAGCGCCTTAGAACGATGGTGTGCAGAACGCAGAATCCCAGTGCGTAGTTTTTATTCCGATATAGAAAGTAAGGGTGTTGTGATAAGTATTAAAACGCGCAAGCGGTTAGCTGAGAATACGGAAGCTGCGGGGGTTCCAGTTCCTGTACTTTGGCTAGACTCGTCTAAACTGACTACCGACTATTTACATCATTGACAACGGGGCAATGCGTGGTACTATGGCATTGCGCTTATTAAGTGTTTCTCCGTGGTTCTTGCCCCGCTTTACGCGGGGCTTTTTTACATTCCAGCTTTAACTCTAAGCAAATTAATATTACGAGTAGCCTTACCCATACGCTCTTCTAGGGCATCTA